GGCGCACCACCATGAACGGCGTGCTGGGCCTCGATTATGGGGCAGTGGCGTGGCTCTTTAAGATGTACGCAGTGAAAGACCCGCGCGAACTGCTGGAGGATCTGCAGATCATGGAAGCGGCCGCGATGCTGACCATCAACAACCGGAGCAGTTGACATGGCCATGAACATGGACGCCATGCTCCGCATCAAGGCGGACGTTCAGGGCGAGAACAACATCCGGCGCCTTGGCAACTCCATGCAGGGTCTGCAGGGGCAGGCCAAGAACGCTGCCATGAACTTCAGCAGCCTGAAGGGCGCTGTGATGGGCTTCGGTGCTGCGATTGCCGGCAGCGCCATCGTGGGCGGCCTTACTGCCATCGTGAAAAAATCGATCGATGCAGGCGATGAGCTGTTTAATCTGCAGGCAAAAACTGGTATCGCTGCCAAGGCGCTCATTGGCTTGGGCAATGCCGCCAAGCTGGCAGACGTGGATCAGGGCACCCTTGCCAAGGGTCTCACCAAGCTGAGTGTGAATCTGGTCAAAGCGGCCGAGGGCAACGATGATCTAGCGCGGAAATTCCAAGCGCTTGGCGTGAAGGTCAAAGACTCCAACGGTCAAGTTGTACCAGCCGACAGGGCGCTAAAGCAGATCGCTGATCGCTTTGCTGACATGCCTGACGGCGCGCAGAAGGCGGCCGCAGCCGTTGCACTGTTCGGCAAGTCTGGCGCCGAGCTGATCCCGCTGCTGAATGAAGGCGCAACCAGCATGGAAAAGTTCACCTACAAGGTGGGCGATGATTTCGCGGCGCGCTCTGATTTGTTCAATGACACGATCACCGAATTAGGCATCAAGGCGCAGGGCTTTGGGCTTGAACTGACCGATGCGTTGCTGCCGGCGCTGCAATCAATCCTTGAGGTGTTTGGCGATCTGTTCGACACGGATCAGGATTGGACGGCGCTGTTTAAGGTGATCGAGGGCGTTATCCGCGGCATTGCAGTTGCGATCTACATTGTGGTCAAGGCGGTAGACGTGCTGATCAAGAACGTGGTGGCCGCGGTGCAGGCTGCTGGCCAGGCCTTGTCGGGTGATTTTGGCGCCGCTTGGCAGACCATTACCAGCCGAGTAAGCAGCGGCATTGAGGAGCAGAAAAAAATCCTGGCCGACCTCAACAAACTGGCATTTGGCTCTGCCCCCTCCCCCGGCACCGGCCGGCGGACAAGTGGGCGCTCGATGGGACTCGACACGACTGACGCCGACAGGAAAGCAGATGCAGAAGCCAAGAGGCGAGCCGCTGAGGCCAAGCGTGCTGCAGCTGAACAGGAGCGACTGGAAGATCGCCGTGCCAGCCTGACGCAGCGGGCCATCAGCCTGCAAGAGCAGCTGCAGAACAGCGTTGCCGACGTGGCCGCAGCTTATAAAAGCGTGGGCGCTTCGCCGGTTGATCAGCTGCTTCTCGATCGCAATGGGGCCATCACCGAGAACGAGCGCCAAGTCAAGCAGCTCACCTTGAGCGTGGTGGAACTGGTGCGCGAGATCAACGAAGCAGGTGGTTCGATTGACGCGGAGCCCTACAAGGACCTGATTGACAAGCTGTATGCAGGTAATCTGGCGCTTGCCGATAGGAACTACCAGCAGGGGCTCAAAGATTTGCTGCCCAGTCTGGCCGACTACGACGCCAAGATTGCCGAAGTAACGCGCGGCAAAACTGAGCTGACGGAGCTGGAGAAGCTGAACGCAGAGGTGAACCTGCTTCAGCTGGACATCCTGGCCCAAACCAACCCGGCACTGGCTGAGCATGTGCGGCTCCTCCGCGAGCGTGCCAAGGCATTAGACGATGCAACTAAGAAGCAAAAAACTGACAGCGAATCAATCGGCGCCGGTATTCGCGACCGCTTGCAGGATTATTACAACAGCGTGAAGGATCTTGGTGGCGCCATTGGTGATGCCGTGGTAAGTGGCCTTAAGGGCCTTGAGGATCAGCTGACGGCATTTGTGACCACGGGCAAGGCAAACTTTAAAGAGCTGGCTGCCAGTATCCTTTCAGACCTAGCGCGGATCGCGCTGCGCGCAGCGATCATCGGACCGATCGTGAAGGCGATCGGCGGCCTGTTCCCTGGCTTTAAGTTTGCCACTGGCGGCATCATGACCAGCGACGGCCCCCTGCCGCTCAAGAAGTACGCCCGCGGCGGCATCGCCAACAGCCCTCAACTGGCCATGTTCGGCGAGGGCTCGATGCCCGAGGCCTACGTGCCCCTGCCTGATGGCCGGCGCATCCCCGTGGCGATGAAGGGCGGCGGCGGTGGCAACAGTGTGCAGGTGGACAACATCACCATCAATGTTGAAAACAGCGGCGAGCAGCTGAGTCCAGCGGCTCAAAAGCAAATCGCCGGCCAGGTTCGCGGTATTGTGTTGGCAACCCTCGTTGACCAGCGCCGTGGTGGAGGCGTCCTGCGATGAGCTACCTCACATTCAACGATATTCCTCTTACCACTGCTAGCACCGTCAAGCGGAACAAGCGTTTTCAACGTGCTGCCTTCGGCGATGGCTACAGCCAGATCATGGCAGATGGCCTTAATGCCGAAAAGGAAGTCTGGAGCTGCCGCACCGACATCCTAGAAAGCACGGATGCTTTCACCATCGAAGCCTTGCTAAAGCGCAGCGCCGATACCCCTATAAGCTGGAGCCCACCTGATACCAGTAAATCGTTTGTGGCGCAGTTTAGCGCGGGAACCCTGATTTTGGGTTACACAAACATAAGCAGCTTGGTACTAACAGGTTACACACGTCCTGCAAACTACACCGCTAACCTCGTAAGCGGCGTGCTTACCAGTGTGACCATCGCTAACAGCGTACCAATCACCATCGCGCTCACCGAAAGTCCTAAGAACTACTTACTGCGTGACGGCTGGCAACTCTCTTATGTAAGCTGCAACCGCTACGAACTAGCTTACGAGCTGGAGCGCATCTACGTATGACGCAACAGCCACCTAATGCCGAAACGATTAAATCCCGTCTAGCAACGGTAGTAGACCTCTACACCCTAGACATCACGGTATTACTTCCACCCGGCAGCACCGACCAAGCCATTTACCGCTTCTGCAACTGGAGCCAAGTCAACGGCTCGGATATCGCCTACCAAGGTGATACCTACACCGCGCTACCGCTTGAAGCGTCGGGCTTCGAGCGCAACACCAGCGGTCAGCTGGCTCGCCCCAGCATCACTTTTGCCAACATCGGCCTCGCCATTACCGGCCTCGCCAACACCTACGACGACCTCGTTGGTGCAACCGTCAGCCGCATCCGTACACTCACCACCTACCTCGACGGCCAACCCGGCGCAGACCCTGATGCCTACTGGGGCCCAGACGAGTGGATCATCGAGCAAAAAAGCGGCGAGAACAAACTGGCGGTCACGTTCCAGCTCGCCGTTGCCTTCGACCTAGAAGGCCGCAGCCTGCCGGCCCGCCGAATGCTGCGCGAACAATGCCAGTGGACTTACCGCAGCAACATCGGCTGCCACTACAGCGGCTCCAACTACTGGGACGTCAACGACAACTCCGTCGCATCGCTCAGTAACGACGTATGCGGCAAGCGACTGGAGAGCTGCAAACTGCGCTTTGGCGCTGGTAGCCGCCTACCGTTCGGGGGATTCCCCGGCCTCGTTGATAAGTCAGGTTGATGCTTTCCACTTACAGCAACCCGCTTACGCAGCAGCAGATCGCCGCCATCCGCGCCGCTGCCGAGGCCGCCTTCCCCATTGAGGCGTGCGGATTTGTCCTGCGTACCGGCGAAGTCATCACCTGCAGCAACACCGCCACCCTGCCGGACACCTTCACCATCTCAGCCACCGAGACAGCGCAATACCTTGACGACGCCCTGTGCAGCTGGCACTCCCACATCCAGTTTCCGCGCCTATCCGAGGCCGATATCCGCGCATCCAAAGCACTCAACCTGCCCTACGCGGTCTGGGATTGCTCCAGCGCGCTGATGTTTTGGCTGGATCCGTCGCAAGATGCCGGCCTAATCGGCCGACCTTGGGCCTACGGCGTCCATGACTGCTACAGCGCCGTCCGCGACTGGTACTGGCAGCAGCACGCCTACGCCATGAACGACTACCCCCGCCAATACGAAGGCGAGTGGAACGACCGGGGCTTCACGCACTTCGAGGACAACTTCGCCGCAGAGGGTTTCACCAAACTGCCGCCTACCGCAGTGCTTCAACGCGGTGACGTCCTGCTGATGCGTATCCGCAACGATGTTTGCTGCAACCACGTCGCCGTACTGGAAGATCCGGCCGCCAACCAGCTGTACCAGCACTTGGTCGGCCGCCTATCCGGTCTTAGCACTTACAGCCCCTACTTCAGGGAGCAGACCTATGCTGTCCTGAGGAGGTCTGCGTGATGGTAACGGTCCGTTTGCTGGGTGAAGCAGGGCGCCGTTTTGGCCGCGTATTCCGCCTTGCTGTTGGCAGCGCCGCCGAAGCCATCCGCGCTCTGTGCGTCCAACTGCCCGAACTGCGCCTGTTCTTGGTCAACAGCGCCGAAAACGGCATCGCCTGGCGCGTCGTCACCGAAGACCCGATGGGCCTCTCCGAAGACGAACTCGACTGGCCCTGCAGCAAGCGCGTGGTATTGGCACCTCAGCCAGTGGGGCGTGGCGGCGTAGGTAGGATCATCGCCGGGGTTGTACTAATCGCCGCCGCTGTATTTCTCGGCCCAGCCGGAGCAATCATCGGTGGTATCGGAAGCGGATTCTTTGGGGCGACCGTGGCTACTGCAGTCGGCAGTATCGGCCTCAGCTTGGTATTTGGCGGCGTTGCCCAGCTGCTCACCCCTACACCGAATATGCCTGGGGCAAATTACGGCTCCACCACGCAAGCCGACCGTTCCGATCAACTCAAAAGCGCCCTATTCGATAAATCCAACGCCAATACCGCCCAAGGTGACGTGGTGCCGGTGCTTTACGGCGAACGACTGATCGGCTCTTTGGCCGTGCTTAGCTTTGGCGTCGAAATTCAGAACAGCATCTGATGGACAATATTCGCGTTGAAGGTGCTGGCGGTGGTGGGGGGCAGACCGTAGTCCAGCAGACAATTATTGCACCAACGCGCACCCCAACGGAGGAAAGCAACAACCTCTTTTCGACAGCCTTCGCCAAAACCGTCTACGCCATTTCCGAAGGCGAGATCGAAGGTTTCCCCAATGGCATCGAAAAGGATACCTA